CCATAGGTGCGTACTTCATTAATCTTAACTTAAAACCCTCTGAAAATTCATCGGGTTCGTAAGTCGACATTTGCGATCTCACGGCTTCTAAAGCTTCAAGAAGCTCGGTTCCGTGGAACAAAATTCGCACTAGTTGAAGAGAAACCCTATCAGAGGCCTCCTTCATGTCTAGAGTCGCCCATCTTCCTGTCAACGAGCCTTGCTGTGCAAGTTTCCCGTTAATAGTTTGATCGGTAAAATTAACAAAACCTTTAGTGAGCGGATGTTTCTCGATATACCGATAGAGTTCGTTCTTTAGGCCCTGTTGGGCGAACTGTAACTCTAAAGGCTCCATCGAGATGATCCTAGGTCCTCTTGAATCTTTCGGCACCAAACGAATGATGCTTGAGGCTTCGTCTTCGCAGACTAACCGCCTATAACTCTCTAGAAAAGAACCTGGCTTCTTTTCAAAGCCAACCTCTCCTAGGCCATAATTGTTATGGCATATAGAAGAACGAGAGGGGACGAAGTATTCGTAGTAAGGGTAATAAGCATGCAATTTTGCATACTTTCGTTTGATTACCCACTTTCCTTCATCCTTTTCACCTGTAGCCACCGCACCGGGTCCGTGACCAGGGGTGATTTCCTTGGGATTAAATCCTCGGAACACCTTAACGATCAACTCCCGTGCATACTGAAGAACATCGTCATCTGCATTGAGGTTTAAAAGCCTCAAATCAGACTCTGCTTTAAGAAAACCCTCTAACTTCTGCCTTACAGCTGCCTTCTTGAAGGGCAACTCAAGCTTGTAAAGTAGGAAGGTCACTTGCAGCAAAGATCTTACGACTTGAACGTCGATGTTGGTCTTCAGCTGCCCATGGTTATCATACCCTTGCACTAACAAACCTGAGAGTAATCTCGGGAGAGTAGTACCAGACTTTTGCTTGAAGCCCTGTGGGGCCTCGAGCTTTCCGGTAAGGAAACTTTGTAAAATTGCCTTACCAAGTTTGGGTAGAGTGCTCGTAACGAAAGGTAGTCCTTCGTGCTCTAGGCGGTTTAAAACGCTGTCGAAATCACGGTGGATTTCCTTGGAATGAGCT